GTTTTGTAGTTACGTTGTATTGCATAATGGTTGCCCTGTTCTCTCGATTATGATCGGGTTACTGTTCCATCCTCAACAACAAAGCTGAGGGATGTGGTTAGTACGTCAGTAGCCGCGCCACCAACGGTTGGGAATACAGGGAATACGTTGCCAGTAAATGTGTCACCATTTACATCGAAACTGAAAGCCAGTGATGTATCTGGTGCAGAGTTGGCTGCATCCCATAGTGCTGAAATAATACCTGCGGATGCGGTGTCATCTAGGTAAAGTTCCACGTTTAGTGTGGCTGTTTTGTCTACGGTCTTGTATGCGCGACCTGATAGGACTTCCAACACCTGCTGGTTGTTTTCCATTTCAAGTGTGACGGTAGATGCTTGGTCAGCGTATGACACAGAGTTGATGCTCAAAGTCAGATTCCGACCAGTTATGTATGTTGCTGGCATGACTTGCCTTTCTAGTTGGTTGTGACCATCTCTATGTTGAGTTGGCTGATAAGCATGTCGGCATTTCCGATCTGCTGGACTGTGGGTTGTGACCATCCACCCAAAAACGAAATGTTATTGGCTAGTAGATCGGTTACAGAAAAGATTAAAGTTTCTAAGTTCGCCAAGGCTGCTTGGTTGTCAGCTGCATTAACGATGCAGGTTATGTCAAAGCGCACATGGCAACGTGCGCCACCGATTGCCCCGACTGTAATGTAAGGCGATCCGGGTACTAGCACAATGGCTGATGGCGTGATGTTTTCTTTTGGGTATGAGTAAACTACCCGCCCGGCAGCTGCAAGAGTTGCGGCAAGGTTGGATCGGTATGTTGCTAAATTAGCCAAGGAAGCCTCTTGTGTCTAAATGCTTACCTAGTAAGCCAGATACCCGGGTCAACATTGAGCGACCCAATCGGTATGGTGCTGGACTTTGGAAATCAACACCTTGTTGGCCAAGTGTGCCAGTGCGTGTGATCCAAATGTCGCATGCAATCGCAAGACATGCTTCATGCACCTCTGGATGGCCTGTGTCATACAAATTGGCCTGAACAGTTAGTAAGGCACGACCAGTTGGAATGACTGGACGCTTGCTTATGTCAGCATTAGTGATAGCAGCTTCAAAAAATGAAACTCCGTATTCATCCACGCCAACTTTGCTAATAGTGCGTGACCCGTTAAATGGTGATCCGCATCTACTAACAGTTACACCTTGACCGACCACGAATGTGTTGTCATAACAATAAAAACGAGCAACATTGTTAGTCAGTGCTACTGCATTTATTGTTACATCATCAAAAACTAAATAGGAAAGTAAAACATTTTCAGCTGAATCAACTACATCTTGCAGGACTGCATCAGAGTAGATGTCACCAATACCAAGTACGGCTTTTAGCTCGCTAATAGTTATTAGTGCCATCTCAAATCCTTATCTTGTAAGTGTGTGGGGGGCACAGGGCCGCACCCCCCACACTTCTAACTAACTCTGACTTAGGTCAGGTTAAAGCGACGTACACCACCGGATGTAACAACCTTGACGGCTAGGTAGCCATAAAGCATTGTTTCAATTTCGCCAGTTGTAACTACGTTTGTCGAAAGCTGCAATACTGGGCTTTCGTAGATTGCAACAGATGATGGAACAACAATAAATGCTGATTCATCAATGGATGTTGAAACAGCCTTGTTGGATACATAAAGGTCTAGGCCCATTACGTTTCCGCGTAGTGACTGTGTACCAACTTCGCCAGCTGCGTTCATTGGCTGTGATGCGCTGAAAATTGGTCGCTTGGATGAATCCTGTGCGCCAATTAGCAGACCCCATTGGGATGTGCCAGCGATGTAACGTGTAGCCAATTCGCCAGTTGCAAGGTAAGCAGCTGGAGTTTCGGTCTTAACAAACGAAACAATGCCATCTACATCTGCGGCGGTTGCAGTTGCCGCTGTTCCACCCGATGTTAGCTCGTCAATTACTGCTTTTTCGGTTGCCTGTGCGTATACCCGGCGCATGTTATCCAACATGGCTGCGTAGAAGCTTGGGTCAGCGCGGTCAAATAGTTCTACCGAGTAACGCTGTAATCCCTTGTAGGCCTTGACAGTTGCATCAACGTAAGAGCTGACAATACCTGTTTCGGATGGTCCAGCACCTTCGGCTGTTTCTGCAACTGATCCTGATGTGGTGATCTTTGGAATGGATACAGTCATACCTGCGTTAGGTAATGCGCGTGTACCAATTGCATCAATCGCGCCACGTGCGCCGATCTGGTTGTCTACAACCTGTGAAACATACTGGATTGGCTTGAATGCCGGGTTGGTTGTGAAACTGTCATCAGCAGCTGTTAGATGCTTTGCATCCTCTGCCTTTGCGTGTGCAATCCATTCTGCACTTTCATGGTTTCCTCTTTGAGCCTTGATTGAGTGCTCTAGGAAATGTGCTTGGGTCTTGATTGGTGAGCGAGGCTTGGTGTAAGCCACTGGTGCTGCAGCGTGAACAACAGCGGCTGCTGTTACTTCATCTGCAACTGGTGTTGTTACTTCGTCCACTGTTGTCTCCTGTGGTTCATCCTCGGCAGGGGTTTCTGCTTCGGTGGCTTGGTCATCAGGATCGCAAGCTGCGACCTGTGAAATCTGTGCATCCTTAAATGCTGGGTTTGTTACATGGGCTACGGCTTCAAGTTTGGCGGATGATACAACCATTACGCCTTTCTCAATGACGTATTCACCCACATTGGCTTCGATGCTAAATGCCGGGCGCAATCCCTCGGATGCTTCAACAAGTGCATCATTTCCTGCACCAGTTGGCGCAATTTTGAAAGCCATTGAAATACCTGCAGGTGTAACTTCCTCACTGCCAGCAATACCGCGACCTAATGGGCGTGTGCGGTCATGTTCCATGTTTAAGACAATCTGGCTGGCATCAATGTCGCCAAATGCGCCAAACTCAAAACGTACCGGGCCAGCAGAGGTGTTTCCAACTTTAGCAAAAGGTACTACTAAGCCTTTAATTGTTCGTGTTTCCACACTTGCGGCCAATACTTGGCCCTCAAAATTAAGTTGCATTTGCTTCATTTCCTCTCGGTGCTAATTCCATTTCCTCACGCGCTTCCTCTACATCGATGATTCCAGCTGCAAGCATTCTTTCCAATACTTCAATTTGCTCTAGTGGGTTTCCGCGTAGGTAATCATCTAAATCAAACTTAACAACCGAGCCTCTCGGAGTCAGATCATTCATAGATAATCTTTCCGAGATGCAAGCCATGTAAGGCTTAAGCGAGAAATCCACCAAACTACGACGCTCTTGTGAAACGTTTGAGTAGGTGGCACTTGCGCTTTCGGCGTTTATGTACCATGCAGGTATGTTGCATAGTCGAGCAATTTCCGCAGCTGTATTAAGGCGTGATTCGGTAAGTTGCATTTGCCCGGCATCGTAACCAAAAGTAGTTACATCCAATGGGCCAGATAAGTAGGCTGTCGAGCGTTGCTGTCTGGCAGTTTTCCATTGAGCCAATAGGCTTGACACTTGCTCTGGTGGTAAATCAACGCCAGTATTCTTGATAACCATTGTTGGGTTAGGTTCGGCGGCCATTCGGCTGACTGCCATTTCAAGTTCCAATGCAGTTCTAATTGTTCGGCCACCGCGATTTAGTAGGCCCTCATCTAAGCCACTAAACATGATTAGCGATCCAACACCATAGGCAGGACACAAATTGCCGTCTAAGTAAAAGCCATTTAGGATTTCGTCAGTTTGTAAGTCAGTTGTAAAAGTAACCCGGGTTGGATCAATACGCCGACATGCAATAGGTCGACCATCCTCCGGGCTAACTTCTAAGACAAGCCAGAAAGCATGTCCCTTAAAAAGAATGTCCTCAATAGTCCAACACATAGTAATAAAACGTGGCAAGGCTGGATCAGGTTGCTTGAGTAATGGTCGCCCCTCAATCCTTGCACCTGTAACTTCATTGTAAGAATGTAAGCCTAGTTCACCAATAGTTCCACAGATTATGTTTCTGGCTCTGGCTACAGCTGGTACTTGCATAGCATCGCCGCGGTTAATACCAAATGCTTGGAATGGGCTGAAATTGTCTTGGTAGTAAGGTATTGCTAAATTTGCTTTGGCTTGTACATCTGATTTTTCTGGTGTTGTACCCAGTAAGAAATCAATAAATCCCATACTTCATTATCTCATAAATGTGTGACAATCAAGCATCTAGTGCGCGTGTCTAAATGTGCGGGTTAGTGATAGGAGTGACTAACCCGCACACTGGGGTACTGCCAAGTAGACCTTAAGCACTAATGATAGTCACAGTTTGTTGTGGCGCACAAGCATGACCCGCTGCCATTACTAACGCGACTGCAGCTGTAATTGGTACTTGTGCAGCTCTACGCGCGATACGCCATCCACCATCTGATGCCGGTCGTCTGGCACAAGACACTAAATGACTATGTAATGTCGGTTGTCCGGGATGAATAAACTTGCCCGACTGCATGGCGTTTAATGTTTGATCGCAACTAATCGCAAATCCTGCCGAGGCCCATGGTGTCGGTTCAGTTGCAACACCAGCTTGGGCCAATCTTGGTGCTATGTACCCGGCAGTGTTCGGATCGTAAGCCAGTTTTCTAGGTCGGTATCTGCGAGCAAGTTGGGCAATCTCACCCGTAAGTTCCAAGTCATTTATTCCGCCATCACGTTTCCATTCATGTAGGAATACTGCAAGTCCCTCTGGTCGCTCTTGGATAGTGACTAAGCAAGCAATTTCTCTGTTGAAATTGAGGTCAATAGCCATCCATGTAGGTAGATCATCCTCTAGGGCTACATCAGTTTCGCCTGCATTCCACATGTCCATTGGCCATGGTGAATCAATAGCATCCACCCACATGCAAAGTGTTTCAGTTTTGAAAGCATCTTTTGTATCAAAGATTGAGGCATCTCTAATATTTTCTTTTGTAATTGTGTATCCCATAGCAGGGTTAGCCATAGCCCAAGCCTTTTCATCGTTTACATCTGACCCGGCAGGTGCGCTGTATTCGTAATAACCCATACGGCTTGATTCAAAGGTCAAGGCTCTACGCCTTTGTTCATTCAAAACATTGCTGTTTAGATCGCCAGCATTTGATGTCCAAAACACTTGGGCATTTGGGCGAGCGCGGGTGATTGGTGTGACGGCTGCCCAAGTTGCTTCGTCAATTTCTCTAAGTTCATCGACATAAAGTAGATCGGCTGTCGAACCGCGTGGACCCTCGCTGGTTGCAGCTCTAATTGCGTATTTGCGTAGCCTCTCACATTTACCTGTACATGACTTGGGATAATGATGACAGTAAACCTCAATTTCCTCTTGGCCGTTAGTCCGGGATACGCGCTTAATCCGCTTACGCATCCAGTCAAGGCTCTCTGCCATGTCTACGGTTTGCTTGAAAGTATCTAGTGATAGTTGCCTTGTCTGTGACATGGCGATGATGCTTTTCTCACCAAAGATGAACAAGCCAGCCAGCATCCGCATTCGCATCATGTGAGTCTTGCCATTTTGCCTAGCTACCAAAACTCCAACTTGCGTTCTAGCCCAAGTTCCGTTTGGGTTAATTTTTAAGGCATCATCTAAAACGTGTGATTGCCAAGGTAGTAAAGGTACGCCTAACTCATCCGCTAGCTGGCTTACTAGTGGCCCGGCGCTGGGCAGTTTTAGCTGGGGGCTTTGGATTCTTGGTTTTGACAAGCCGTAGGAA